TGCATCATATGGTGAAGTTCCCTTATAACCAACAGTGACAAAGTTGAGATTGTTGGCAACGAATGGATCGATGTATACTTTATACTTGTTATTGAGGACACCAGCGAAGACATTACCTGTATCATCTACTTGCATGTCAACATTGAGTGCTGGTGAGAGGTTGAGGAATCCACCCATTGCGAGTGCAGAAGCGACATCTGAACTGCAAACAATGAAGTTACCCTTGCCTCTACGAGTATCCTTAGCAATTTGATTTGCTTCGCGTTCAATTTGGAACATAAGTCCACGGAAGCGTTCTGCTGACCAACGACCGTCTGAATCGTTGAGGAGATCGTAAACGCCACCCAAACTTCCAGCAGCTTCCTTATAGCGAAGATCTGATTGTTGGCAACCTGTCTTAGCAATGTGATACATTGCGCGGAGAATTTCACGGTTGATTTCATTCATGATTTCAACCGAAAGAATATTTGCAAGTTCTGCTTCAGCGTCAAGACCATGAATTGCGCGGAGATCTTGTGCAAGTTCTGTGGTGTATTCTGCCTTGAGAGCGCGTGAACGAGCAGTTACTGCAAGGCGTTCAATGCTGAATGCCATTTCGCGGAAATCAAGACCTGTAGAACCACCAAGACCTTCTGCGGATGAAGTCAACATTCCGCGGAATTGTGTGAAGACATCTGATCTAGTAAGACCAGCTGATCCAACGCCACCGAATGATAAACCAGCTGAAGAACCAGCGAGCAATGCTGTATATGAAAGACCAGCAAAAGTTCCATAGCTTGGTAGATTGCCGATAGAACCACATGCACCAGAGAACTTAGCCCATGGTTCATCGAAGAGTGCTTCAACTCCTGTTGTGTATCCATTGTTATCGTTTCCATAACGAGCGCGCATTGCAAAGATAAGACCTGTTGGTGCGGTCATTGGTTGAACGCCAGCGATATCGTATGCAACGACATTTGGCATTGCGCGACGAACGAGTGAGATAAGAACTGGATCGTAACCAGCAAAGTTTCCTGCTGCTCCGACTTGACCAGTTGTGAAGTTACCACCCATTCCAACTGGACCCATTGATGCTTCAAAGAGGTTTCCTGCTGCTCTTTCTTCTCTCATTGCTTTTACTTGATTTTCGAGAAGAACTGCTGTAACTCTCTTCTTGTGTAGATCATTAATCGATCCGAGATCTCTGTGTTCGAGAACTGGATTCCACTTTTCTACGAGTTGGTCATATGGCGTTGTTGAATTAAAATCTAATGACATTTTTATTTCTCTCCTTAGTTATCTTTATTATTTAGTAATTTTAAAATTTCAGATGAAATTATCTTTTGCAATGCCTGGATTTATGAGTCCTGCTAGGCGAGCAGACGATGGGGAATTATACATTTTTTCTACTTTTGGTGTATTCTTATTAAGAACACTAATAGTGTTTGCAACAGTTGAAACAAAAGGATCTGATCCCGTATTTTCTGTTAATACTGGTGAACTATCCATATCTTCAGTTAGCATTGAACCAACTTGTTTATTTGGATTTTTTACTCCAAAATAAGATTCTTTTAGCAATGAAACTTTTCTGCGATATTGATCTGCATTTTCAAATTCAATTCCTTCTGCAAGTTTAGCAAGTTTTTCTACTTGAGTATCTGCCAAACCTGAAGTTTCTTCCATGAATGCTTCTGCACATAGTCTAGCATTAATTTCATTCTTCAATGAAATATTTTCTTTCATCAAATTGTTCAAACTTTCTTTGAGTTCGTTATTTGCTTCAAAGATATCATCTAGAACATTGTATTTTTCTTGTGGAACATCAATGAATGAACTTTCAAACAGATCTTTCAAACCATTGATAAAGTTTTCTGCGATTTCGGTACGAAGACCTCGCTCAACTGCAACTTTATTTTCTTGCATCCATTCAGAAATTACATAATTAAGATATTGATCTACTTGTTCAACAATTTCTTGTGTATTTGCAATTACTTGCTCTTCGATGATTTCCTTCGATGCCGAAAGAATATTATTTTCAATCAATGAAACTCTTTCATTGATTGCTGCTTCAAATATAGTCTTTGTCTTAAATTTGAAGTCTTCACTTAAATTTTCACCATCAAATAGACCTGACATGTAATCTTCCATTGGAGCTGCTGGACCACAAGATCCACCGCCACCATAACGCGCAAGGAATGCTGTTAATTCTGGTGGAGTATAGCTTCCAGTTACTTGATTAAGATATTGTGCCAAAGTAGCAGCATCTGGAATATTTTCATCCCATGCTGGATCTTCTGATAATCTATAACCTCTTCTCATATAAGATTCCATTGGAGCTGCTGGACCACAAGATCCACCGCCACCATAACGCGCAAGGAATGTTGCAAGTTCTGGTGGCATATTACTTCCAGTTACTTGATTAAGATATTGTGCCAAAGTAGCAGCATCTGGAATATTTTCATCCCATGCTGGATCTTCTGATAATCTATAACCTTTTCTTTTATAACCTTCCATTGGAGCTGCTGGACCACAAGATCCACCGCCACCATATCTTGCAAGGAATGTTGCAAGTTCTGGTGGAATGTTACCACCTTGTGCTTGATTAAGATATTGTGCCAAAGTAGCAGCATCTGGAATATTTTCATCCCATGCTGGATCTTCTTGGATTTGTTTTGCACCCATTGCCTTTGCAATTGCTGAACGAAGAGATGCTTGGTTCATTGCTGCGGTTTGTGGTGTTGCTACTGGTCTATTGAACATGGGCATTTTTCCATTTGTTGAAAATGTACCCTTTCCTGAAGTGTCATATACATCTGATTTATTTGGTATCATTTTTGTTCTCCACTTTTTCTAAAAACTATTTAGAATATTTAATATTTATAAATTATATAAATGTATCTACTGCCTTAAAAAGTCTTGTTAATCTTGGACTTTGTGATAATACATTAGTAACTTTTCTACGCAATCCAGAAGAGTTAACTCCTTGTTGAATGCTTGTATCGATTTGTTGTCTACGAATATTTTGTAATCTAGATCTTTCAGCACCAAGTCGTTGTCCGTATAAATTTGGATTTACTGGATTTAAACGATTAAATTGATTAGCATCAAATGGTCTTCCATAATTGCTGGCATATGATGCCGCTTGGTTTCTCATTGTTGCTTGCTGTTGTGGTGTAGCAATCCGAGAAGTTAATACTCTATTTGCATCATTTGCTCTTGCTATATTTCTTTGTCTTCCAAGTCTTGTTCTTGTATATGCTGAACTAGTTTCTCTATTTGAATCTACAGCTGATCTAACTGCACCATAACTTGGATGACTCGGATCTGATAAAATATCTCTAACTGCTGATGTCTTCACACCCAATTGTTTAGCAACTGGTACATGAACCATTTGATGTTCAAGATCTGATAAACTTCTTTCTTTTTCTAGAGATACATTTAGTTTTGCTTGATTAATTTGTGATCTTGCAAATTGACCAACTTGACCAGCAGCAAGTTTTGCTCTTTGACCAATACCCCTAAACATTCCTTCGTGAATATTTTTTGCAAGTTCAGGAATTAATTGATAAATTTCAAATGCAATATCTTCGTTCATTTCACATCCACAAGATTTTGTTTTCTTTTTATTTTTCATAATCTCCTCAAGAAATCAGTAAATAAACGAACAGCATTTTCCTCTAATTTTCTAGGAGGAGTCTTTTTTAATTCCTTCTCATAAGTTGCAATTTTTCTCTCTTCGAGAAAACCATTATTCCAAATCCATTCTTTTCCTTCTAAAATTCCATTTACAAACGCATTTGGAGCAGATGGATCTGCAACGATATCAATTGCTGCTAATGTAAAATCTTCTTTTACATAATTGACACCATTTTTCTTTTCGAGACTTCCCATACCGCGAGATGAAACTCCCAACTTCGCACCTTCGTCAATTAAATTTTTGACTATGCGACCCATTGGGGTATCAAGTATTTTTGCTTTTCCCATTACCTGTGTTCCACTCTCGGTGAGTGTTGTTATAATGTGGGAAACTCTGTCTAAGTTTACAGTTGGACCAGATGGGTGATTTAATTCGCCAAGTGCTCTTCTTTTATCGACATATTCGGTGGCATATCTTTTTGTCTCTGCCATTAAGATTTTGCTTTCATACAATCTACCATTGCGGTTGACTGTATTTGCTTCCATCATAACGCCTTTGATAAAATAATTTTTACCACCAGCTTCGTTGGATTCGACTATTGTTTCTGTATCTTCTACAGTTTCTGTTATTAATTTCATAAATTACTCCTCATCTGAAAGTAATTGATTTAAGTATTCTTCTGCAAGTTCTGAAATTTCTTCTTCGGATAATATTTCGCCAGTATCTTCTTGAATTTCTTGAACCAGATCGATAACATCCTGCTCAAAATTTTCATAAATTGCTGCTAGATCTGGTTCATAACCAGCATTAATTGCCATTGTGCTCATATCTCCACCACGACCAGATTTTTCTATTCCCGCTGAACCTGGATTTCCGCTTAATGATGGATTTGCTGAATAATACGATGCAAGTTGTTTTGGCATTTGTCCTGTAGTTGTATAATTAGAAAGATATTTTGCTAATGTTTCTCCATCAGGAATGTCATCAGTCCATCCTTCAGAAACATTCTTTCCTTCTTTTGCTGCTTTCTTCATTGGTTCTTTTTTATTTCCGTCTTTATCAAGATCTAAGAAATCTGGTTTTGAACCTTCTCCGATTACAGATGGTGCAAAGTTTGCAAGTTTTTCTTCAAGAGCATTTCCGAGTCTTGAGAGTAATGCTTCATTTACTAAACTTTTGGCTTCAACCAAATCTTCTTGTATAATTGCTGCTATAATTTTATTAGTATTCATTATTTTCTCCTAAAATTTATTTATAAATTATTGTTCTTGGTCATCAACTAAACCCATTTGTTGCATTTGTAGTTGCTGTTGGATTTGCTGTTGTCTTTCAATTTCCATTTCTTCGTTCATTTTTGAAATTTCTTCTTCTGTCTGTTTCAATATATTCTTTCTTATATACTTTGTAGAGAAGAAAATTCCAGTATAATTTCCAAGAGTATTCAACATATCAACTTTCTCTCTAAGAATTTCATTTTCTTTGAGATCGCTAAAATATGAATCTTTGCTATAATTTATTGCTAAATCTTGATAAATATTATTCCAATCATCAAGAGTCATGATTCCTCTAAGAATGCATTGCTTTTTGAGAATATCTACAAAGAGACTTGCAAATTTATTTTGAAGTCTTTCAATAAATTTAAAAAACTTAACTTCATCCCGAGTTATTTCACTGACTCTACCCATATTGAAACCATTTTGTGGTTCCATTCTTGTTATTGGAACATTTAATGCTCTATAAACTTTTCTTAACAAATATTCAACATCTTCCATCTCTCCGAGATTTTGACCACCAGCAAGTGTGGTAATTTCAGTTCCTCTACCACCTTCTCGTCTTGGCAACCAATAATCCTCAAGCATTGACATGTGATTTTTTTGATCTTTAATTTCGCCAGTTGAAGAATCGTATGTTAGTTTATTTCTATAACGAGTCATTAAACTCTTCATATATTCTTCTGCTTTTTGTTTTGGTAAATTACCAACATCAACATAGAATATTCTTCTTTCAGGTGCTCTAGCAATTCTATAAACAACCATTGCATCTTCAGTCTGTCTTAACATATTTAATGGTCTAATCGCTTTGTGAAGATGACCTACAACTCTTTTAGTTGTTTGATCTACATAACCAGAATGACAATATGTAATCGAATCTGGTGAAATTTTAACTCCAGCGGATGATGTTGATGCAGTTATTTGATTATTTTCATAATCAGTATAAACATAATGCTCATCTACCTTTTTAACTACAGGTATTGCATTTCCGTTTATATTTTTAATTTGTTTTTCTACTTTTCTTATTTTACGAATTTTTACTGGATCAATTGCTCTTAATTCTAATATTCCGTTTTCTGGATGTTCTGTATCAATTATATTTTGAAAATACAATCTTCCATCAACATACCATCTTCTAAAAATATCATAACCTTTATTTCTAAAATCTAATAGGTTTAATACTTTATTAAATTCTTGTTGAACTTTACCTTTAATGTTATCAGATAACTCAACATTATCAAGATTTAATCTTATTGCGTTTTGTCCAGTATTGAATACTATTGCTTGTGTTACAATATCTTCTATTGCCATATCAACTTCTGGATATAGTGACATAGAACGATATTGTTTTATCAATGAATTTTCATCAATAAAAGAACCACCAAAGTCATAAACGGAAGACATAAAGCCTCCCGTTTCAATGACATGTGTGCCATCATAGTTCTCGGGAGCAACAAAAGACGCTGTTGCTGGTGTGTCTCCACTTAAACCAGAATCAGTCGTCCTTTGTTGCTTCCCAAGCGAAAATCCAAAATAATCCCAAAATGCCATTCACTTTTCCAATCTGTTTTATGCAAGATTTCCAGCTGGACCAACAAATACTCCAGATCCTGTTGGTTCCCAATAATCATAAGCAATTTGAACTGTGAATTCAGCAAATGTGTCAGTTGCATCATAATTTAATTGTACTGGTCCAACTTCTACAGGAAAACAATTTTTCAGCAAAACACCTTGGCCGTATTGTCCTCCAAAATTTGCTTGATCTGAACTAAATTGCTGTCCATTTAAATCGTTATAAAAAATTTCCCAATCTTCTACTAAATTATAAGCAATGTTGTGGGTGTTTCTGCCGTCCATTGCATCAACCCATCTCTCAAAACCAAGTCTAAGAGAATCTGATACAACATTGGAATCATATACAGAAATTACCCAATCACTGTAAACTCTTTCTCCAGAAAATTTAACAACTCTTCCTTGCCATGCAACTGGAATTGCACCAATTGTAGATGCTGGAAGATCTGCTGCCTTAACATAAATATTAAAATTTTCAGATGGTCCTTCAACTCCCGTTGGAAAACGACCAGATATTCTAAATCTGTTTGGTCGTAAACCATAAAAATTATCTCTAAATTTTTGAATTGACATTTATTTCTCTCCTATATTATGTATCAAAGAGTATCCGAAAGATCTTTGTTCGTTAATGTGATTCTTACATAATTAATAGAAGTAATTGGTTTAATTAAAATATCTGCTACGAAAAAATTTGCCTCAAGAATTTCTGGTCCATTGTTAGATTCATCGCAGATTACTTTGAAATCTGAAATTCCTCGTTGTCCAACAATTTTATCTAAGAATGATCTTGCTGCAAGTTTAAATCTTTGACGAGTAATTGAATCATTTTGTTCAAATAATGCCGCTCTTGCAACTGGACCAAGTGCTTTCTTCACATACATGAAGAGTCTAGAAACATTAATTCTTGAAAGAGTCGATGTTTCATCTGTTCCTGTCTTATCACCAAACAATAATGTTCCTTCTCCAGGGAATGTAACTACTGGATTAACATTCTCATCGTATAATAAATCTTGATCGTTTGCACTTAATGGTCTGTTAAGTCTTACAGAATTTAATATGCGACCTCTTTTTGCTCCAGCTGGAGAGAACCAAGGGAATGAATCACGATCTGTGCGAACTATGCAACCAGCAACATCTGCTGCTAATGGAGTAGCTATAAGTACAGTTGGATCTCCTACACTGTTAATGTGTAGTTTTTCTCCATATACTCTAATAAAGTTATAATTATTTGTTCCTGATGGTGGACCTAGATTTGTTGTGGAATAGTCTTCAGTCCATCTAGATATTTGACCTGCCATATCATCAGAATCTGATGCAACATTAACAACTCCAATTACTGGATTATCATTAGATGATCTTGCCTCTACTATTGAGATTAATGGATTTGAATACAACGACCCACCATAATTTGCACCAGATTCTCCACCCTGGAATATAACATCAAACCCTAAATTTGCAAATTCTTCACTATATGTTGCTTTGGTTGGAGTTTCAAATCCAACATAGCATCCACCACCATATTGTAAAAAGTTATGAATAGGCCAAAATTCTTTTGGAAATGCTTTAATATCAGTATGTCCTGCTGGTTCGTGAGTTCCATCAATTATACTTGCAGCACAGGAACCAACTGTCCATGCAGTTATTCCTGCAAGTGCTGCATTTCCTCCCGCCAATCTAACAACATAATCACTTACTCTTCCAAATAAAGAGTTTAGATTTGGTATATAAAAATATCCAGCTTCTCTTTCTGCTGTATTTCCCAGAGGTAAAAATGCTTTTGATTGATTAAATACTGCGCCTATTGATGCTGATGCTGCTTCTGAGTCGGGAACGACAAAAGATTCATCGATTAGTCTAAATTGAACATTTGGTCTTGCCATGTTTCTCTCCTTGATTACTATGTGTATTTATTAAATTTTATATTTATAGATTTTTTCTATAAAAACCAATTTTTGGAATATTTATGTCTTGTTTTGAATGAATTAACCATTCTTCTCCACCATTCCAATTCCATTTGAATTCTTCTGGGGATTCATCCGAATCGCTAGTACCATCCACATAGTACCCAAATGGCAACATCTCATCTTCTATTTTTTCAATATCTCTTTCGTACATTGCCAACCGAACATCCATATCTGTTAAGTTTTTAAAATATTGTTGTCTGGTTGCCCAAGAAAATAAAACTAAACACATTACCAAGTCATCATTATGACCATCTTCTGCTTCAAAACTTTGCTTTTTAGATATAAATGTCGTAAATTCCGAAATAATATCAGCATCTTCAACGATTAGTTTGTCCTCTTCAATCATATTTTTGAGAACTTGACAACCAACCTTTTTTGTTAAAACTGAAGTCTTTACACCCATTTGGACTTTTTTGACACTACCAAACCCTTCAGTTATGATTTGACCCTTTCTTCCCATCATAGCAGTCTTGACAATATTTTCATATTCCAAATCCGTATGCAAAACATTGGCAACTTCAAATCCTATACTGTTTATTTCTATTAAGACATAAGCATTGTTATATTTTTTAGCAACTGTTTTTAGTACAGATGCAAATAGAAGGGGTGATACTGTATTATTTCGGTATACTGCAACTACTCTATATGGAAATTCCGTAACATCTATTACTGTAAGTGCGGTATAGTCTTTACCTTGTCCTTCTGCAACATCAGCAGTTATAAAATAAATGTGATCTGTAGATTTTTCGTTTTCTGGATCTTTTCTTATTGGTTCTTTATATATCGACATTCCATCTTTTGTTCGAATTACAGGTTTACTATAAACTAATGTGTGTAATCTATCTGCGGATATCAAAGTGTTAGAACTGCCCAAGAAGTCACACTCGAACTCTTGCTCGAATTGCTTCTCAGAAGTTTTAGATATCATTTCTTTCTTCCACTGCTCATCTCTCAGTGGACCGCCTGGATATTTTGGTACTTGACTCCAGTGAACTTCAAAGGGAACATATCCGTTCTGATTGTTGATTGCTCCCTTCCAATAATAGTAGAACATATTCAACCCATTTGGGGTTGAAATGATGAACATCTTGGTAGATTGACCAGAAGTAATAGTTGGATAGACTGAGGTGAAGAATTCTTCTGCTATCTGGGTTGGAATGTGAGCAAACTCGTCAAGCAGAATGCAATTGAAAGATCCACCACGAATTGCAGATGATGATGTTGCTGCTGCCAGAATTCTAGATCCGTTTTCTAAAACAATAGATCCTTTATTCCATTCTATAACACCCTGCTGTAACCATTTTGGTAAATATTCATATGCCAACTTAATTCTTCCCAGAATTTCAATAGCAGTTGATTGTTTGTTTGCCAATATAGCAACATTCATGTTCTGATTAAAAAGAACATAATGTAATAGGTAAGCACCAACCGTGGTGGTCTTTCCAACCTGACGGGGTAATTTTCCTATTACGAATCTATTATGATGTAACTTATCAATAAGATCTTTTTGAAAGTCATACATCTCAAACGGGACAAGACCTTTATCTACAGCAACAATCTTTACATATTTTTCAACAAAATATACAGGATCATTCGCACACTTAATATATTCTTGAACTTGCTCTGGAGAAAATTGTTGCTGTACACCTACTGGTTTTAAATTTGGATTTCCAAGATAACCATCTTTTTTAGCTGTCATGATCTATATCTTCCGTTGGTATCGCTTTCAATTGACTACGAGTTTGATTTATAATATTTTGAAGATCTCTAGTAGATCCAACAAATATTGAATTATTTGTTGTATTCTTTACAACTTTATTTGCTCCAAGTGCATCAGCAGTTGTCTTGTGCATATTGATTAAATCAGTATTTACTTCACTAATTGTTTTAATCAAAATAGATGCAACTTCATAAGCTCTGGGGGAATCGCCTGCTTCTGCCACTTTCATGATTCCATCAAGAGATTCAAATCCCTTGCTTATAAGTTCTTTCATATTTTTTCGAGCAGAATCAAAATCTTGACGAACTTGATCTTTTCTTTTTATTTTTACTTCTTTGATCGGGAATTCTGCTAAAATAATTGGTTCTTCTTTTTTCGATATTTCAATATCCAAAATATCTGAAAGTTTATCTTCCGCTGTTTTATTTTCATTCATGGTCTAGGCCAATCTCCAGTTACTTGTGTAATGGATCCAGTATCTAAATCGCCAGTATATCCAACATCTCCGTAATATACTTGTCCCGTCACTCCATTGTATAGATCAAGATCAGAACGAAGAATGACACTTCCAGGACCACCACATATCTTCGGATATATGTAAGTTTTTGCAGTAAAATCTAAAACACCAACTAATGATCTTCTAGTATCTAGTGGTCCTTCATAATCTTCATTTATATTTACACCATTTAATACAAAAGGTATATCTACAGTTTCATGCAGATCGTTCATTTTTACACTTACAGTATAATCTGGTGCAAAGTAGGGAATTATTTGTTCAACAATTTGCAACATATCATCCATATGTCGTGTGTAAACATATAATCCAAATCCAATATTGTATGGAACTTCAGCAAACATGCTTTTGTAGATATCATCTACATATCCTGCTCGCTTATTCATTCTATTTACTTTTCTGCTTGGGTCATATAGTATATTTGTAATCTCAAAGGACATCTTTGGTAAAGTTATTTGAACTCTACCTGTGGTGTCTTTGCTTAATGTCTGTACAAATTTTTCTTTATTTCCATATTCCAGTGGAACTCTGATTTGTTCTTTTTCTGTAACACCATCAGTATCATAGCGGGAAATATACAACGATTCAAATATTGATCCGAAAGCAATAACTGTATTTCTTAATGATCTATTATAAAATGCTTGTGTGTGCGTAAACATTAAGAACACTCCTCAGAAAATGGATTATCTTTACTAAAATTTAACTTTTGATATGAATTGTTATAATAATCATTTTCTAATTCATCATTTCTAAATGCAGGATCTACTAGTTGAACTATGTCTGTCATTGTTATACCATTAATATAGAATTCATTATTACTTGTAAGACCTTTAATTGTTTGCGATGGATCATCAACGAACGAACCAGTAATATTTCTTAAAAGTACTACATTTCCAACGGCATCTACCACATGAGCAGTTGCAGTAGCATCATCATATTTTGCATCCGATCCAATAACACCATTGACTTGATATAATTTTTCTCCCTTTATAAAATTTGCAGAGTCGTTTAATCCAGGTTGTATAAGTGAAACTCTTATAAAATTATATCTTCTTTCATCTTCTATTATATCTACCTCAGTAATACCAGTATCAAGATTTTCGTATGAGTATGTGAAGAGTTCGCATGTTAATGTATATGTTGTTAATATGCCATGTTGGAAGAAAGGAATTTTATCTTCAACATAATTAATTTCAAATAAACTGTTATTGAAAGGAAAAAATACCAAATCACCTTCTCTTGGTGCTTTGATATCTGCATGTTTCTTTACAATCTCATCTGTGAATCTTGTTTTTGCTACTTGCAATGTTACTCTATCAGTGATGTTAATTCCAAATTTATTGATAATTGGAACTTGACCACCGAATGATGTTACATTTTGGATATACATTTCGATAATGTAACCCTTTTTAAATCTAGATGTGGGATCTTCACCAAAGATTACATCTCGGTTTAGATACTCTCTTGGTAGATAAATCATATCTCTTCCCATGACTCTGATTGTTTCTACAGTCAGATCGTCAAGAAGAGTTTGTTCTCCAATGTATTCTTTGAAATATGGATTTGTTGCCATTGGTTATC